TCAATACAGCTTACCACCCAAACTCTTGATTTCCTCTTCGAGTCGTTTGATTTCTGCTTCAACCACCGCTTTCATGTTCCTGCTTCTTGAAGACAGTTGATGATGTCTGCGGAGATAAAATTGCAGGTCTTCTTCCAGCTCTTTTATCCGAGCCTTTAGCTCTTTGTCATTATTCATTAAGATCTCTTGTCTTAATGACAATGCAAAAATAACATTTTTATTATTAGCATCCAACTAATTCAATAATAAAAATATTATTGGATTGATTATTTAACACTTACGTAACCATAAGTAGACAAATCCTCCAAAAAGTGTTCAGGGGAATCAGCGCGGACCACATTCCCCGTTTGGTCATGGAAGCGGTCGGCAAAATGGTACATGTATTCCTGATCGGTGCACTGGCTGTCGAAACGGCTGCTCTCACGGAGTTTGGTTACAAAATCGGCGGCGCAGGTGGCGGTAATTTTACCGCCGTCCTGCAAAGTGTAGGTTGTTGTCATTATTATGCTAATTTTTTGGTTCTGAGTTTGAAAAATATTTTTTGGTCGGCGGTTAAAAAAGGAATGTTCGCAAGGGAGCATCCTGTGTTAACCATGCCTTGTTTTGCAAAGGTAATCATGTTTGCGGCAAAGCGTATCCAATTCTCCATTTTTGTGAAGTTGGTTGTACCGCCATGCTGGCGAAATTCAACCGTGCGGTGGCGGGCGTAGGCTTCGAGGTTCAGCTTGTGGTAGCGGTCGTTTCTGAAGACCCCGCGAAGGTCCTGGATGGTTTGAGCTTCCCGAATGCGGCTTTCTGAAATACCGGAAAGGCGTTTGCAGAAGGTGTTATTGCGGCGGGTATTCGGCATGAAGGCGTCGATTACAGGTTCGAGGTGGCGGTAGGTTATTGCCAGGTTGCGCCAAGTTTCGATGGTGAAGTCTGCGGCGTCCATGTGAATGTGCAGGCCGCAGCTGTTATTTACCTTTACGTCGCAATAGTCAAGTACCCAGCAAACTTTCTGAAGCTCCTGCAATCCGGCCTCTCCTTCCAAAATCGGGCTAACCAGTTCGAAAGTGTCGTTTCCGCTAAGGCTTCCGTCTGATACAAGTTTCCAGTGGTTGCGGGTGTCGTGGTTGTAACCCTCAACCGCTACGTCGATTCCAGCTTCGCTAAGTTCGCGGGCAAGGCGTTGTTTATCGCAGTTATAGGCTTCAATCTCGATGCCGAAGCGGCGGTTGAAAGTATAGTCTATTTCCGGGATGGCTGTTGCAGCTACAGGTTGTTGTTGGTTGAAAGCGCCTGCCTCAAGCATCTTCTTGTAGACGTTCTGGACGAAACCGTAGTTTCCGTTGGTTACTAAGTCGGCCACCTGGCGGCGGGTAAGACCTAAAAGAAGGAGCTGTTGAATCTTCGCTGTCTTCGTTATGCTCTGGTTGAGAATGTTTGTAATTTGTTCGTTCATAATGCTTTACCTTTATTATTGTACAGCTAAGGTAACACTATTAACGCACATATCGTAGCAATACCATCTTTATTATCAGCGACTTAGCTTTGTTTAGCTTGAGCAAAAAAATGATTATTTTTTGCGTCGGAGGTAATGTATAAGGGTAACTAAAAAGATCAAAACGAGGTATGGAAGGAAGGGTTGATACCAGGGAACTTGCTTCACTTGGTAGGTGGTGTCGACGGTTTCTGTTTCATGAAATTGTTCTGAGGTGGTGTCGCAGGTAAGGGTGAGCTGGGTTTCGTTAATTGTGGAATCGGATTTGCTCTTGGAAGATAGGTCGATATCGGTTACAGATTTAACCGGACCATGTGAGGCGGTATCGCCAGGCTTTGGTGGGAAGAACTCCACAATCCGGACAGTGAGGTCGGATTCTTGCTCATGCAGATATCGGGCAAACTTTCCTTTGAAATCCAAAGAGTCGGTCCGGGTTTCCTTGAGGTGGTTAGTTTCGATATCAGAATGAGAAGTTCCTGACCGCGAACTTCGACAGCCCACGATCAGGAGTAATGTAAACAACACAATCAATATATTATGAACAAAGTGCATGGTTACAACATTTTGAGAATGGATTGTACGTGAATATCAGTAATAGCCTTTTTCCCTGTCGGAGAAAGAAGAAATCGACAGTCTTCCTGATTATCCATGAAAAGGTTTTCAGTAAGAATGGCCGGACATAAAGTTTCACGAAGTATTCCAAGATTAGTGTCCCAATCTGGATCACCATCGGAGAAATCTGCACGCATGGGTGTGATATCCTTTAGGATATCGCGAGCTGTATTCCAAAAAACGGTAGCATAGTCATCTGATTTGGACTGGCCAAGATAAGTATGAACTTCCCAACCGCGGGCTTTACCATTGAAAGCATTGCAATGAATGGAAACCAGAAAACAATTGCGGATACCTATTTCTTTGCAGATGGTATTCACGCGGCGAGCCCGTTCACGAATAGGTACATCGATAGACTCCCGAACAATCAGTTCAGAGTCAACTCCGAATTTTATGAGCTCTGAATAAACTCGACTCGCTATTTCACGAGTATAGGACCATTCAAATAGCTGACTGCCATCTGGCCAAAGTGGCGAGCGTTTACCTGCAGTATTCTCGCCATGCCCGTTGTCAAGTAGGATTTTCATCTTTTACCTCCTTTTTTTTAAAGATTCGTACCTGGTACCGATAATCGACTCCGAAGAGTGCACCGGCGAATGTGCTGACTTCTCCAAATGCCACCAGGACGGAATTATGTATTTCTCCGCGAGGAGACACCCAAAATCCTGAGAAGATGAGTACCATTCCTGAAATTGTGAGGAAGACAGCTACAGCCAATTGTACCGTGAGTTTTTTCATTGCTTTCATTTTTGTGCTAAGATATAGGGGATTAACCACTATTTAAAGGACGATTTCACATCAAAAAGATCAGCTGCAGAGGAGCTGAACATGAGTGTCCAACCTATACTTTTAAATTCCGGAGAGACGAAAGGCACGATATCGTGATTATCGGATATCTTATCTAACCAGGGAGTTGCGGAGGAACGGGAGTCTTGGATGAGTTTCTTCCGGAGAGACGCAAGAAGAGACAAGGCGACATCCGAGGCTATGGCGACTTCTATCATATCAGCGGCGTCGGTGAGCTTCATGGCAATGGTGACTGCCAGCTTCTGTTGGTCTAAGATGGAGTTCCTGGAGTCGCGAGATGAGGAAAATTCTCCAAAATCAATGAAAAGGTAGTTGCCGGTGATGTCGTTCACGCGCCTTTTCACGTCGTCGTATGATTGGCCGAAAACGAGATTCTCAAGTTCCGGCATGAGCGGATCCGGAAGATTCTTCACGTACTCAAGCAGAGTGGAGTACTGAGGGAACTGGCTTGCACCATTACTAAACATGGAAGCCACGCCTTCCTTCTGAGGGTATCGGGCAAAGTATTTTAATAAATTCAGGATCATAGAATATCATTGATTAAGTGAATGGGTAAGCCGGTTTCGTTCGCTATGTCTACCTTTTCCATCTTAGCAGAGTGAAGGCTTCGAACGGTATCGATGAGTTTCTTCCGGAGAATTGTAAGGTATTGAAGGATATTCATCCGTTCGATGGTGTCAACGTCGCCAAGGCCGTCGGAACTCAAGTTATACAGAGACTCAAGGGCACCGGTGGAAATGGCAGACACTTTGGTGTTCTTGGCCTCTGTAAGTAACTTGAATTCGGTTTTGGTGAATAGGTAGTTAACGAATGCCTGGAAGTTGAAGGCAATGGCAGTCAATTCATCCACCGGCAACTTGACGAATTTATGTGCGAGGGAATGAGCTCCATCAGAAGAGTACCGGTCCGGATAATAAAGAATAGCGGCCAAAAGCGGAAGTTGCTCTAATGATCCGCCAATCAAGGAACGGGCCTCGATGAACTGAAGGGCGGTCAAAGAGCAAGTAAGCCGGTTGAAGGAAGTGTCTATCGTATAGGCTGAATATAGCTCATCATCATTGAAGCGAATTACCGGGATCATCTGTTTGCAAAAACAGGAGTCAACGGCATAGTTGTAGGGCAGCTTGCTCAGATATCGAGCAATGGTGATGCCTGTCAATCGGTGCGGTGGAATACGTTTACATAATTTTCGTGTGTCCGAATCGAGATCCTGGAGAGCGGCGTCATTATCTGGATAGACAATTGTGAATGGGAATGTTACTTGTTCGGCCAGCCAAGCTAAGTTAGCCCATCCATCAGAGTCCTTTATTTTTTTGAGTTTCCACCCCATAACGCGGCATACATAGTTTACGCGAACCATAGCAACGGAGAGTTTACCTTTGGCCATTAGTCCAATGTCATGAATGAGGGACTGAAAAAGGTACGGAGTAATACCCTCCCAGGAATTAGGAATGCTGTATTGCGTTCCTTTGGCTATAAAATCAATAGTTGGATTTAGCATGGCATCAGCATTATTAGGTCGTCAGGACAGTTAAAGGAGGTGTTAGTATCGACGGATCCGGAAGAATCCGAAGTAAGTAGCAGATCGATATTGACTAACTCTTGTTTTACCTCATTAGCCAAAGATGCTGCTAAGGCAAGCATACGTTCCTGCTCATCTTTGCCAGAACGACTTGCCTTGGAGTCATCGAATAGACTCCGAATCGTAGGCGGAAACTCAATGATATCGAAACGGCGGAGTGCGATGGAAATGGTTTGCTTTGCCAGGCAACGGTGAAGCATTCGCAGGATGTCCGCCTTATTTTCAGCTCGTTCAAAATAGCCTGATAGGCCATCATCCAGGGCCTCCTTTTGAATAGGAATAGTCCGGAAAAAGAAGAGGTAAGACAGGTCTATGGAGTATAACATATCAAAGTCTTCGGTACTTTGAATCTTGAGTCCATCAAGGAGTTTTTTGTACCGGGTTTCTTTCCAAGAAGGGAAGTTCTCTTCAGTATCAAGCAATTGGATTGCTGTATCCATTGCATTGTAGTAGTTTTCAATAAAGGAGCGACGCATAGTTTCCTGCTCATGCTTATAGATGTCGACATCGTCTTTACGTTTGGAAACGATGTCGAAGATGAGCTGCTTGGCCATAGTTAAGTTTGCTATAGCCATGCACAAGGCCTCCTTAAGTTCTCCGTCAGTGGAAACAATCTCAGAATAAACTGTTTTCGTGAGAATGATGATTATCTGCTTTCTCGCTGAGATAGCTGATGAGTTGAGCTGGTCGAAAGTGATGTTACTTTCGGCATAGGGAGCATACTTACGAAACTCCGCAATGGTGGGAAATAGTTCTTGTAATATTGTCATGACTGTTGCTTATTAAGTCTGTCTTTTGGCGATACGTCTTCCTGGCGAGCTGGAACTTCTCGGTAGAAGCCAAGGCGATACCCCTGATTGTATAAATCGGGGAAGTTTATTTGCATGGCCTGATTAAATGGTTCAGAACAAATTTCGTCTTCAGAAGTAAGCGACATGATGTATATCAGGTAGTTGTAATATGCATCAGCACCCGATTTGGAAATCACTCCATCTTTGCTGACGCTCGAAATTGAAGAATCAAGGCCTACACTGGAGAGAAGTACTTCATCGGCGCGTTTATCGTAGGAAATAAGGGCGTCAATATATTCCTTATATTTTAGATCCACTGTTTCGATTTTCCAGCGTTCTTCCTCACCCTGACTATTTTTAAAGCTGATGGTGGCATAGGCTTTCCCCTGGTTATCCGCTCCAGAGAGGTAGCGGGATATTTTACGCAATTCTGACTGCAAATATTGGATAAGCGTGGATTCCTTGAATTCTGTACCAATCTCAATATTATTGTATTCCAGGAGTTTCTCATTGTTTTTTTTACGTCGTTTGTTTTCCTCGCAGAGCTTGGTAATCTGAATACGCTTAGACTCAAGCCAGGCATTCGGAATGATGATGTGTATTTTGGCCGCAAGAGAGTTCCGGAGAAACGAGTTTATATAATCGGCAGTATCATTGGAGCCTTTTATGTAGGATTTTGTACCGGCATGGGTTTCGTTAACTCCATAAAATTCATCGACTGATTTTTCACGATGGTGTGATATGGCCGCATACTTGTAATTGCTGATTTCCGCCAAATTGAATTTAGGATAGATACGGAAAGTCGAAGTGCCATACCCCCATCTCCCTACAGCTATATGCCGGAAGTCCTTATAATAGACTACATCAGTGGCAACATCCTTCTTTGTTGTTGCCAGGCGGCAATGCTTATTTTCCATTATTTCAAGTCCGGCAACAGGGAGCACTCCTCTACCCTTCCCTATTGTAAATCTCCACTTAACAAAGAAATCACGAAAATAGTAGTAGTTCTTGATGATAGATTTGGCAACCTCTTTATGGTCCGATTCAAGGCCACGTTCTTTCCAGCTATTAAGCCAATCAATAACTTCCGGGCAATCAATCCATTCTTTCTGTAACTTGCCATCGACTATTGTAGGCTTGTATACACTAATCCCATGCCCATATAGCATATTAACCTGCTTGGTTATCAAACGGGGAAGCAACCGATTCTTCTTGATATCTGAGGCAATCTCTTCACACTTCAGATTGTTGAAGCCACGACTGCACACTTGAAATCCTTGGATGCTCTGCCATTGCATGTTTGGGAAGTTGCTGTCATTAAGTACCGGAAACATCGGATCCGGATCCAGCACTGACGAGATCGGTTTATCACCGATTTGAAATGAGATTACATTGTCATCGTCAAGATAACAACCGTAATTGCCTATCATTTTAAGGTTGCTTTTACTCATAACCAATCTATTTTATGAAGTTTAAAACCATCTTGTGGAAAGCCCATGTACCGGATAAGTATGCGGTAGCACATCTTCGGTTCACCATCTGCATCACTGAAGAGAAAGAAGTTATCGCTATCAATGCTAAACCGTTCCTCCGGCAATTGGGTGCGCCATTTGCATCCTTCCTTTACTGTTAAATTAGGTACAGCCTCGCCCCTATGCCTTGAGCACGGGAAGAAGGCAATGGTGAAGCAGCCATTGGGAAGCTTCGAGATCTCTTTAGCCCATTGCATCGCCTGGATACCCGTCATTGTCATTTCCATGCCCGAAAGTAGTGGGTTTCGAGGTGCGCCAAAAGGACGCCCCTGCCGTTTGTCATATTTTCGGAATTTTCGAGAGGGGGTGAGCGGCAAGGTGAAAACTCAGCGGTGCGTGTAGGTATGCGCCTTGCAAGAAAAATACGTTTTGAATTTTTAAAAGCAAAGGGTTATTTCCCAATGGTTTAAATATTTTTTTGATGTCAAACAGTTCCATTATTATACTTTTGCTGATATATTTTTAGGGTGAAAAATAGCTGTTATATTGCCAAGTTATCGGGTAGATTATCCGGCATTGATGATAATTCGCCCTGTACTCTGTTTCCATAGCGACCAAAAAGAAGGTAAATTAAGGAGCTGGGGAGCTGTGTTGTTAGTCCGGCCTGGTTCTTTAATGGTACTTTCTTTTCAGATGATTTATCAAGCTCTATACGCCCTTCTGTTTTCTTCAGTGGTGAAAGCATAATAGAGCTGCAAAGGTTTTTGCACTCGTTTTCATCTATCAATATCTCAGGCAAAACATTACTACGACCGCCAAAGATGAGCAACAATAATTTGAACTGCTGCCAATAGTAAATTGTGGCCTGACCCTCGTTCATCAGTTCGACCTCGAAGCCGTAACTTTCGAGTTCGCGCTTTAACGCCCGGCTGTCGGTGGTGATTTGTTCCAGTTCCTCCCGGCGTTTGTTGCCGGCGCGGTCGGGATATAGAATAATTCGCTTATTGATGGAGTCCGGACCGAAGAACTCGTAGAACTGGCGGGCGAGTTCCGGTTGTTCTTCGGGGTAGCAACAATAGAACTCTTTCAAGACGCGGAGCTGACGACCGTAATTCTTTTCCTGAGCGACAGTCAGGGATGAGAAATGGCCGGGGTCGTAACCTACAAGAAGCTCATCGTGTTTGCTGTAGTATTTCAGATATCGAGCTGTGAGGATGAAGTGTTCCCGAAGGTCGAGTTTCAGAATGGACTCATAAATGTAGCTATCGGAAAATTGGTGTTTTTCCTTGTTGTAGCTGGCGAAGAACTTATTAATCACTTCCTTGTGACGGATGGCACAAATGGAAGTAAGGAACTCATCCATGTCGAGGGTTTCGAGCTGGGTTTTAAAGAACTTAGGACCGAGGATATCCTTATTACAGAAAGAACTGGCACGGACATACAGGGTGGCGTTCCGGCGCATGTCGGCCAGGCGAGGATTCCAAAGGGCGATGATGCGGTCTTGCTTGATGATTTCAAGACGGATGCGCTCAAGGGTGACGGGATTGGTGGTTTCGCGTTGTGCATTTATCAGTTTGTATTTCTGATAGATAGCGGCATTTACGTGAAGTGCAACGGTAGATATTTCTTCCAGAAGTTTGTGGTCCATGTGACGTTCGTATTCTTCGAACCAGTCGTCTTCGCCAAGGTCAACGCGAGCGGTATCGGATACGCCGGTGATACCCTGGTAGTATGGAGAGCGACGAATATCGGCACTGGATCCACGAAGTGAGGGGAACAAACGGGTTTTCAGCTTTTCACCTTTGTTGTGCTTCATCTCTTCGATGATGGCATGGACGGCAGACCGTCCGGCGACGGATTCGGGCTGGTCGGAACTGACGAGCTGGATGTGATGACCATCACGAAAGACGACGCTATGCTTGGGGTACGATATGGGATATCGAGGTCGGCGAAAGTGCGATGGAAGTTTGGCTTCGCCAACAACGTAGTCGATGCCGTACTCAAGCATGGGGCGGACTTTACCGGCGACGGTGACGGGCTTGGAAAAGTAGGCCTGTAGGTTTGGCCAGACATTGGTCATGAGGGCGACGTAGGTCTTATGTACCAGGAAGGAAAGTTCACCGGGCATATCATTGGCCACACGGATGATGCGGGGGCCGGTGATACCTTCGGTCTTTCCTCCGGCACGGGCAACCTCGGCGAACACGTTGTTGGAGTCGATGACATTGACCTGAATTTGCATCTGGTTCATGTAGTAGCGTTCGAAGCTCGTTGCTGCGTCGAAGGTACTCTCTGAAGATGACAGAGAGCTTGAGGATTGGCTATACAGTTCTATTCCCATGTTATTCCTCGTTTAGTTCTTCGTATTCCGCTTCCTGGATATCGGCATCGCGGAGGAGACGCTTCTTTTCAACTTTCTCGATAGGAAGACTGTCGATGAGATTGAGGTAGAAGCCTTTATTGTGCTTGGCGGCAATTTCCTTGAGTGAGGCTTTGCTGTAACCGAGGTCTTCAGGACTGAGTTCCGGAGAGATAAGGAAGACGATGCCAAGGTCGCGGTCGGCTTCGGCGATTTCGGAGGCACGGCGACGGCACTCCAGAGCAGCGGCATAACATTTCCCCATCGTTTTATAATCTTCAGCCGCAGCGCAGAGTTTGGCTAAGTCCTCATACTTATCGGCATAATTCGACTCCCACACCTTGATAGATACATTGTTATCAATGCTGAAGTAATTAATTGCAGCATAGATACGAGTCTTACAGGTACGTTCGTCGATGTTGATTTGCTGCTGGGCATTGATGCGCTGGCGCAATTGTTTGGCTGCACGGGTGATGTTACGTTCGTATTCGTATATTTCAGCAGCCCACTGGAGCTGCTTCAGAAAGAGCTGTACGTCGGCAGGAATTCCATCACACTTCCCGGTGGTGAGAAAAGAGGATATCAGGTCCGGGTGTATCTTATCAAGGGTGTCGAGTTGGGTCATACGCCGAATAATTCTTTTCGAAGTTTCTCTAACTTTGCTTCTTGGGTGGTTTCTTTCAACATGGTAATGGCATCAAGATCACCACTGGTAGCTTTCTTAATGAGTCCTTCCATTATGGCATGTGCCGCTTCTTGCGGACTAAGCGGTGGAGTGTCCGCCTTATTTTCTTGGATGGGTGATGTTTTCTTTTTCATGATCTGCATTAATTATGCAGGCAAAAGTAAATGATGAGAGGGGAGCTATGAAGGACAAATCCCCGCTACAAAAGTTTGTAACGGGGATTTGGAGAATTATTGGTGAAAAGAAAGTTCTATGATTTCCTTATTGATATCGGAACAAAATGCGGTCAGCCATTTTACAATCTGCATATCATTCTTGGGGATTTCGGAAAGGTTAGAAGTTACAATTAAACTCATAACAGCCCGGGCAACCATTGACCATTCTTCAACGGTCAGTTCTTTACTCATTTTCTTATTAGGATTCATTTGGAGCCCCCTTTCTCTTCTTTGGCGATGTAATCAGTCAAGAAGTCACGTAGCAGTTTCAACTCGTCCAGTTCAAGGTCATCTATCATTTGGGATGTATCTACTTTAGCAACCTCATACATACATTCTGAGGCTCCTTCATTCTCCGTCCAATCATATTTCATGACGGAGAATTTTGAGTTTTTACTCATTTGGTGCCCCCTTTCTGATTTTCGCGATATTCTTTCCAAAGAGAGTATTGTGTTCTCTGATAATCATAGACTTCATTAAGAAGTTGCCGGAGACAAAAAAGCTCATTAAGATTTAAATCTTCAATAATGGAATATTCACCGACATGAATTGTGTAACGTGGTGTTGTGTTTGTACCACCCATATAATGTTCTGTTGCCCCGGTAACAAAGATATGGCGTATTCTTTTGTTCTTCTTGCTCATTTTGTACCTCCTTCCTTATTAAAGGTGATATTCACTGTACCACCATTGGTATAGATGATAATGGATTGTTCACTACGGGTAGCGCGGATGCGCTTGCGACCGGAACAGAGTTCAATGCCCAGCTGGGCAAACATACTTTGGACTTTTTCAGCGGATACATAGCGTCCACGGGCGCGTTGGTTTTGATTTTTCATTTTGGAAGTCATTAAAAAATGAAACAATATGTTGATTATACACCTAAATGTCGAACCTAAAGAGACGGGAAAGGGAATTTCTGATTAAGTACCCCAAAGCAAATACGGATATAGAAAAAGAAAGTTCCGCTTTCCCGTTGACTTCCACCTGAAACAGGCAGTGGGCGCATTAACGCTCCACACGGGGGTCGGAACTATATCATGACCGATGGGCACAAAAAAGGCCAACGGCTAATGTTGGCGAACTATCGTCGCCTGTTTCAAATGGAAGTCGATGCAAAGATGGGAATAGTTTTTGGAATAGCAAAAATAAAGCGGAGTTTTTTGCTCCGCTTTATTCTATATATAATCATGAACATCTAATTTTATAGAACTAGATTTTTCAGGTACTTCTATATAGTATAGCTCCATTTCATTAAATAAACATTTGTCACCTAAAGGTAATGTTTTTAACTTATAACAATCGGTTGATTTTAATACAGTCTTTTTCTCTTTTCCATAACATAATTTAAGAATAAAGTCAGATTCCTCTCTATAGTTATTACCACGATTCAAGAACTGTGCTCTATACATATCCCGCAAATAATTTTCATTAGGTGATAAACTAACTATAAAACCCTTAGCAATGAAGTCTTCCTTATTATAACAACGTAATAAATGCATTAACATGCTTATTTTTATATATGAAGATATAATTTGCTCTCTTGCATGAAAAATATCATTGGAATCAAAGGTTGATTTAAGTTCTGATAGAAAGAGATATTTTTTTCCATTTTCTTCAAAAATAGTAATACCGTCACAGTCATTATGAAAAATATCAGATGAACCAGCTTTCTGAAAGAATGAAGTCATATCCTTTACTATTGTAGCATCAATGCACTGAAAGCACGAATTTGACCAAATAAGTTCTTTCACTTTCGATTGGGCAGATGTTTCCTTGATGGATATATTATCCCTACAATACTCCATTGAGTATTTAGGAAATAGGTTATTTAAATCAGAACAAAAAGACATCAATTCTCCTTTAAAAGATTTCTTATTTCGCATGATAATTCAATATCATCTTCAATTACTTGATAAAAAGCTTCAAATGGAATTCCGTCTTTAGACAACACATCTTGGGATATAATCCGAGATGTTCCATCATTCATCCTTTTCAATAGATATGAACCTATCTGAGTTGGATTTATCAAACAATTGTCCTTAATATGTTTCTTCATTAACAAGCCTGCAAGGATTTCAGGATGTACCTTTTCCTTTAGCTGGTGTAATTTCATCAAATTGTTTATTCTCTTTATGAAATAGTCACTATGAGTCGTTATTTGCATATGACATCCTTGATTTATGGCACACGCTATCAAATCGGCCACTTTAACTTGTCTTTCAGGATGTAGATGCGCCTCTGGTTCTTCAAATAATACAGAAAGCCCCTTAGCAGAAAATTTGTTTAACAATAGAGTAAAGGGGGCCATTTCTTTGATCGAAGAGGCTGCGGCCGTCAACGGCATACTAACCCCACTATCTGTATAATAAATAATGCGATCTTCAACCTGTTGTAAATTACCATTGTTTACTTCCTGCATGCAAGCAGAAATAACAGGATCAATTATGGCTGGACGCGGTAGAGGACGATTCAGGGCAATCTTAAAATCAAAAAACTCATCATACATACCAGAACGAAAAGAAGGTCTTTCCGCTAATTCCATTAATGCTCCACGAGAAGGGGGCAATAAATAGGTACGTGTTATTGCCGTATAATGACCAAATATTTCTTCTGACAATACTGCGCTCAGTAGATCTGCAAAAGGTATTGAACTTGGTTCAAAAGTATTAGCCATTATACGATATGTAAAATCATTCAATACAATTTTATAGAATACTTCTTCGCGTTTATCTAATCCAACAATTTCATCTTCAAACAAAAATTCAAAGTATTCATTCTTACAAGTAAAGTTTATCTCAACTTCTCCTGTTAAGTTTTCATTTCCAATCATATAACCAATATATGAAATAGCATCTTTATTAATCCAAGAGAAAAGTTCTTTTGCTGAAAGTCTGAATAAGATATCTCCTGATTTCTTTTCATTAAATACAGATTTGAAATCATAATTGCTTTCTAGAAAATAATTATTGAGGCGGTCATTAATAAGCAATACATATAGATAATGAACCAAAAAAGCTGCATAACTTTTCCCTAATCCGGATTCTCCGGAAAAGATCATCAAAGGTTTCATTTCTAGTTTGGAATCTCTGATTGCTCCTAACTTCTTAATATCAAATGTTACTGTTATCATACTTTCTATACGTTATATTTCTATGGGCACACAAAGGTAACAAAATCTATCATTAAATCTATTGATTTGAATATATAATAATTAGATTATTTAATATTTGAGATAAATATAAAACTTATTTTCCATGATTTATTAATAAATTTGTCATGAACTCTAAATTTTAAACAGGCGAAAGATTGCTATAAGTTAGAAATCTTCCGCCTATCCTTTTACTCTCCCGGCTCTCCCAAGTATCGAAGTATAGCCTCGTGTTGTATGGGGGTGAGTGCCCGTTGCCGGGGTTTGAAGTGCAAATTTTCAAGTTCTGCTTTCAGTTCGGTATTCAGTTCTATCCATCGGTGTAACTGAATACTGGCACTGCGGGGCGTGCTTCGCGGGAAATAGGCTTGAGCGAGGTCGCTCATGTAGATTGCTTTCATTATTCGTATATTTTGTTTTGGAATTTATGGCTGCTAAATTACTTGAAACTACCTATAGGCAATAGGACGTTTACCTATAGGTAGCGGGAGATTTACTTACAGGCAGTTGGCTGACTACCTATAAGTAATTTATCCCAAAGGGTTCTCCTCTATGCCTCCGTCCGAGCCGGAACCACTGCCATCTGTTTGGGGAGTTTCTCCTAATTTAGGCACACGCTTGAAGGTAAGACCTCCGTCTCCGGCACGGGTCGCTGCTTTAATCGGCTTTCCCGGGCGGAACTGGACGTTGGCTGCCGTGATGTTGTTGGGGGTGAACTCTTTTTCATTCTTGGCTCCTTTGCTGGACAGTTGGAGTTGGAAGCTGCCGAAGTTTTCGAGGCGAACAATCTTGCCTGCTGCCAGATTCTTGTTGATTTGCTTGATGAGGGCACGGATAGTGTTCAAAGCATCACCATCGGTCAGGGATGTGGCGTAGGCAATATCTTCGGCCATTTCGTCCATAGTTACTTCACCGTTGGCTTGCGCCTTGGCATAATATAGCTTTAAAGCGGATTTATCACCGGGTTTGCTGCTCATCAGAGCGAGGGAATAGTTTACACTCATGTTGGTTGATGTTTTAATGATTAATATTACTCTGTCGTTTTGCAAATTGACAAGACAAAGGAACACAGTCAGCAGGAGTGCTGGTTGGTATACGTGGATTCTATTGCATAAGAAAGCGTTAAGAGGGATTATTGGGACTATCGGGATGACTTACTGATTGCAATATTGCTTTGAATAGGGCTTCACGTTCACGATGGCGACGGAGGTTCTCTCTATCCTGAATGCGCCGAGTCTGCCGGTCGGCTCGCTTCAGGTAAGATTCGTATCTGCGGATGTTGTCTGCTACATTCTTGTGCAAGCGTAGAAACTCATGCGGATCCGTCTTCAGTAACTTCGTCAGTTGCGCTCTCTCTGACTGATGAGTTATGAGCGGATGAATGTAGAGGAACTTCCCAGTGTCGTTGAACGATTGCAGCTCGTCGAAGGCTTGTAAGTTCCGGATCCGGAGTTCCACCATGTCCATGATGTCACGCTTGACCGGATTCTTATCCAGGCGTTCGTCGAGCTGCTTCATTTGCTTCCAGGTAACCACACGGTCATTGTAGATGAGTGTGGCTATTTGGACTTGCGGGTCGAAGAGGTTGTCCCAGTCGATTTGCGGGTACTCCTCGTGCTTTTGGATTTTGCCGGAGCTGCTACCGGCTGCTCTTTTTTTTTCTCAGTTTCCAGAGCTTGTTCGGCTTCTTCAGCACGAGTTTCGGCTTCTTCTTGAGCTTCTTCCGCTTCTTCGGCACGCTGTTCAGCTTCATCGGCTCTTTCTTCGGCTTCTTCGAGGGATTGCTCCAACTCTTCTATTTTTTCAGATGCCGGAGAATTTGTGGTATCGGTACTGGTAGTCTCATTAGTGGCAGGGATGCCATTATCAGTAGTAGTTTCGCTGACCGGAGGAGTTTCACCGCCAGTACCGGGAGTTTCATCAGCGGCAGTGGTGTCATTGTCAGTGGCAGTAATTGCGTTGGCTGAAGGAGTTTCGCTACCGGTACCGGAAACTTCTGCAACGGTCTTCAGTTCATCTAACTTCTGACGACGGAAGGCGCGAATGTTTTCCCTGGTGGTATGATCCAGCAAGGAATAGAGGATTTCATCTGCGTACCTTTTCGGATCGCGAGCATAAGTTCTCAACTGAGGAAGCCAGGGACACCCCTTTCGCAATAATTCAAGGTCATATATTGCAGCATCCGGATTGCGCAGGGCATTGAAGTGGAGTTTCTTTTCTTTGAAATTGTACATAGCTGTAGGATTTAAAGAAACAAGCTAACGCAACTGAATTTAGACCAGCAGGTTAGCTTGTTAATGATGATTTTTAAGCTGTCTGGATACGAGTACCCTGGACTTCGACAAGCGTGGACGGGTCCATGACATGGAGCGTGATGGAAGAGCCGGCCTTGGCTGTCCAGGTGGCACCATCCTCCAAAGTAAATGCTGCGCCATCGGCAATGGTGGCGGCTTTGTCGGTACCGGTACCTTCGAGAGTGATGTAGCGACCTTTATCATTGGCCGTGAGACCTGATATCGCATTAATGGCGTAAGTCGCTGCTGATCCGTTCGGGATTTCGTACCGGTTGTTCTGAGGAGATATGGCTAAGGTTGTGGAGTCAGCCGTATGTTTGGCGGCAGGAACGCGGATAATATCACCAGCATATTTGTAATATTGGTCTATGCTGGTGCGCTTGAATGTAAAGGTTACATAGCGGCCATCCTTATCATTCTTGGATTCATAAGAGGATAGCACCATCGGTCGATCGTAATTGCCGAGAATATACCATTGGTCCTCTCCCACTTCCTTAAATATGATAATGAACTTACCACCAGCATGTTCTTCAATAAAGGTGAGAAGCTGATCGCGCATGCCTCCCATAATCATCACAAAATTGTTTTCTCCGCTGGTGGTGATATCACCTTTCTCCCCTGTTGATGTATATGTGGGAATGTCGTGGGCCTCGAAATACTTCATGTATTGTCCGGCCTTCATCGGCAATGTACCGACTTCCCGATTTGAATTAGGCTTCGGAAAAGCTACATCGGGATTGATTTGGGATATTTCAATCAAATAGGCTTTATATGCTATATTCGAGCCATGAGTTTTGCGATCGGAAACGTCTTCGATATCACCGATGACCATCATAGCGGCAAATGAGGTACCGGCAAATCCGGTGAGACAAAAGGAAGAGGATGCAGGCTCCAGGAGCATGCCAATGACGAAGATAAATGCAATCAATGTCATTAGTGAGAGAAAAAAGCGAACCTGCATTTTGCGGGCAGCTTGGTTGCCTTTATAAAAAGGATTTGAAATTTTTCTTGCTTTCATATTAAATAAAATGATGGGTTAAAAGAAAGGGCGGGCTACTAAACCCGCCCCAGTCACCTAAAAACAACTAATTACCTGGCAAAAAAAGGTTATCTTACGCCGGGAATGTTGGGCTGCAGTGCGGCATTGACCTTACGGACACCACCGACCTGACGCTCAAGTTCCAGGAAGTTGCCTTTACTATTCAAGATCACCATGATGTAATCACCTACCTTAGTAGGAGCATAAGCTGCTGTGATATCGGCAAACTTGTCAGACTTGGCGATAGTGGTTGCATTCTCAGTTGCTCCGCACTCAATGATGTAAGCTACACCGGCCTTGGCGTTAGTGATGTCGGTAATGGCTTTTGCTTCAGTGTTGGCTGCAGTAATCTGCCAGAAGCCTTTGGAAGCATCTACAGTGGTGGCATCAGCCGCCATGTCGACAGCAGGTTTATTCATGAAGATTTGCTGCCATTCATAGTTGTTTGCTTTCAGTTTTTCCAAACTGTCGAAACGGCGCCCAGTGAATGAAGCTGCACAACCTTCTTTCCAGGTAGACCATGCCTTGACGAGTTCCATGTCTTCCTTGACTTTGATAGACATCATTTCACCTGGTATATATTCCAGGAACTGGAGGTTGCCAGGAACGTCCATGAACATGAGGGGAAGCTGGCCAAGATACGGAAGCCATACGATGCGAACACTCGTGTCAGGAACAACGTTCTTGTAGCTGTCCGGTCCGGTGAAGTCGATATCCTTACCATATTTGGCGCGAACATTCTTGATCCACCAAGGCTGATGAGTTTTGTTCAGGTACAGAACATGGTTGTCGATTTCCATGTCTTCCGTGCAGGAAGTGATGATGTCGGCAACGAAATCCTGAACGGCATCCAGCATATCGGCATCGGTATAACCGCGATATGCACTGTCGTCATGAGGAAGAATCTTAAACTCATGCACGTAGCGGATCAGAGTGTGGATGATACCTGTGGAAGCATTCAGATAGCTGCCAGCGACTCCGGTTTCGGGTTTCACATAAATACCACGCATACGGCGTTTGTTCTGCTCTACCTGTGCGGTTTCCAGAGAGTTCAGTATACAGAACTCAATCATATTCCACTTAATCGGATCGGAACCTTCTTTGTTCAAGTAGCCGATATACATACGCTCCAGTTCTTTCATCGGTCCGAACTTGAGTTTGATCATGGCGTCGTCCACATGGCCCATCTCGTTCTCGAGCTTCATGTCACCCTTCCAGATTTCACCCTGCTGGTAGGCCTGGGAAACTTCGGAGAAGAAGGCGTTGAATACGAGGTCATGGTCCTGGATACCGTAGCGTACCGGGAAGTACTGGGTGAGGTCGCGTTTCGCGAGGACACGCGCAATCAAGGCATCCTGGCGAAGAACAACATACTGGTCGCCAACTCCGGCAGTGTTAACACCTTCGTAGTTGGTTCCGAACTCACCGGCTGCCAAACGCTTGGCGTCGAGCATGCCATTGGCGTGCAGGTAAGCGTAGCGTTTCTGCAGAGAGCGAGAGAAAGCAACGGCTTGCTTGCGGAAGGCAACTCCTTCAGTTTCCTCATCCCAACTGCCAAGTCCTGCAGCTGCTGCCGGATTGATGGTGATTTGATTCCAGCGTTCGCTCATGGAGAACATGGGGTTCTCGATGCCAAATAGGAACTTGGCACGATCTGCCGGGCCGGTGAAAGTGGCAGTGGTGGCGGTGACGGTCTGAATGGGACGGTCTTCGTTGGCACGGTTTTCCATTGTGGAAATCAGCCCTTGGACAGCTTGAGCAAGTTGTACCATACCTTCGCCTGTTGCTTGAGTAGTTTCAGTGGGCTTTTCTTCTCCAGTAGCAGTATTCTCGGGATTGACAATACTATCAAGAATACCTTGTACCTGGTTCATCTGCTCCTGAGTTATCGGAGCTGCAGTATCGGTGGCTTGTGCAGCCATGTCAGCGGCCAAATCTTCTTGGAGAGTTGATTGATACTCTTTTTGATAAGTATCGACAAGCTGCTTCCATTCTTCATCACTCAGATTGTTGGCTTTAGCTTTGTCCAGCAGCTTCAACTTCTGCAGGACGGTTTGAATTCTTTCTTTAATATTCATGTGAATGAAAAAAGTTAAGTTATAAATAGTTGAGAGCGTTCTTTTTGATAGTTTCCAAATTCGTGTAATTTCGTCCAAGGTCTACGGCCTTGGCAACGGCTTCGAGGAAGGTCATGGAGCCGTCGATGAGTTTCTTTTCGATGGCATGAGGAGTATCGAACGTTTCGCCCCGGAAGACAGGATCGTCTTCCGGGAGCTCACTCAGTTCCGGACGGCTTGCGCGTACTTCATTTAGGAACTGCTCAGTGAGCGGGTTCAATACATCTTCGACGTATTGCTTCGGATTGCCGGCACGCAAGTCGTCATACTTTTTATTCTTAAGGTCTGATTTATCAGCGGTTTCCCTAATGATTTTAATACCGAGCTTCTCGTAATAGCCACTAAAGTCATAGGTCTCGATCATGGTACCAATGCAGCCGATGACATCGTTGGCTGTAAGTGCGGCAATTACGTTGGAGTGGCAGGTGATGTAATAGCAGGCAGAACAATTGCATTGTTCGACAAGGCTTATTATGGGTTTGCTCAACGAACGCATGGTTTCACTGAGTCTATCAAGATACCAGGCTTCTCCACCTGGAGAGTTGGCATGGATGAAGTGGCAGGAAATGGCCGGGTTGGCTTCGGCATCCAGGATATCTCGCTCAAATTGCTTGGAAGAAAAATACCAGCGGCTGTCGGCGGTGATAAATCCCCAAATGCGATGGTAGGCAATGCTACCTTCGGGAAGTTCATCGGATGAGAAGTCACTGGTAAGGGTTACTCCCTGAAACTCGGAAAGAGCATGCAGTTGCTGCTGAATTTTAGCGAGGGCCTTATCTGCCAAATCCTTATATGTAGGCGGATCATCGTCGAAGAAGAAAGCTGATGGTGTAGGCGAGTCATTTACTATCAAAGGAAAAGCATCCATCATGGCAGAAGAAAGGCCTTCTGCCGTGATGAGAAGCTGGTGAGTATTTGATAAAAGAAGCTGGCGGAGAAAAGTTCTGTTCATTGCATATCTTTTCAGCGAAGATAGGCAGCTTACAGAAGGGGGTGAAGGACGCTACTGGAGCGGGGATTTGAGCATCTTACACTCGATTTTCAGAGTAGCGGAGTTCAGATTCGGGGAAATGGAGACGATGGCCGGTATCTTATTGTCTCCGATGTTGAACTTCCGGTACCGGGTATCCCTGAATTCAATGATAGCAAATTTGCCTGAAGAAAAATCACGAATTACGTCTACAGGAGGAAGATCGACAGTGATATCTTTGTTGCAGTTAAAGCATCGGCCGGCTTCGGAATCTTCCGGTACCGGAGCAAAAGTAAATTCATCGGCAGTGAAACGATAGATATCCTGACGCATCTTGGCGATAGGATATACATTGATTTGGATAGATAGTTCTCTCATTGTGATTATATTTATTTGATATTCAATAAGTTCGCCACGCATAGGACATTTTGTCCGCCATTTTGGGACAAAAAGCATAGTTTGGTCGGTGATTTTTTTAGCTCTTTTTTAACTTCTTTTTATAGTCCCGACGCCTTTTTCTCTTTCGAATGTTTTCTCGCCACCGATAGAAGTTTTTTAGCAAAGCATCTTCAGTAATGCTGTCAATGCAATAGGAACAAAGGAATTTATGAACGATATCAAGATTGTTAAGTTCATGGCCGTTCAAATCATTCTCATCCATAGCGGTATGAAGATCACGGTTGAACATACGGCGTACTTCATTCTCTATGACCTTGGCAGCACGTGGGGATAGGTAGTTATAGACTTGTGGATCCTTCCCTATTCGCCTGTCCGGAAGAATGATGGTGAGATTGCCATTATCAACCGGAGATTGATTCTGATGACGACGGGCCATCAGGGTCCAAATAGCGTGATACAAATCTGTATTGTCAGGAATTCTAATGGGTTCATCTGCGCCATTGTTATATTTTCCACGCAGATATTCAGCAAGGTAAGGTGTAATCATAATGCTCGTTGTAATCATGGCTGTTTCCTCTAAAGATATTTTTGAAATAGTTTTTGTTCATTTTCGCGTCCTACCGTCCAACAGTCCAACAGGATTATTAAAGTTACTGATTATTATTTAGTTATGCAAATTTACCAAGAAGAAAATACTGTTGGATGGTGTCCAACACGTCCAACAAATGGCCTTTTTGGCTGTTTTTGTTGGACGGCGACTGTTGGACGGTTGAAAATCGTCAATCCAACACGTCCAACAGCGTCCAACAAGACAACGGTTATATAGTATATATATATAATTAAAAACAATATATATACTACTATACAACAGCGAGTTACATTTTAAAATGTTTTTCATTGTTGGACTGTTGGACGGTTGGATGGTATTTATGAAAAGTTTTCCTTTCAAAACTCGCTCTATTTGCTCTCTTTTTTGCTTCAGGGGGTACGGGGGATTTAACTGTAGGTTAATAGAACAATATGGATAGAAGAATGAGGCGCGAAATGTCCGTAAATCAGAACAGAAAAAGCAATTATTCCCGATGGGGTGGCCACCGGGAATAATGCGTTGCAGGAATAGAGATACTTCAGATACCATCAGAATTCGATGTCTTGAGGTGCACCGGCCATTCCGATAGGGTCGTTGTCCGGATTGGGAGTGGTTGATTCTTTTGTCAGAGAACGCTTAAGGTCTATACCATAAAGTTCTCTGAAAATTTCGTAGTTTAATGCTATACAGCTTGAATTAGCGCCTTGTTTTTCGACTTTCCTTACCATATTATTATCAATTTTAATATCGACGCCGGTTTCATTGGGAATGTCTTCCTCAAATCCGCCTCGGGGAACTTCGACTACTTCGTTCCAGGTGAATCGCCGTGCATGAATGAAACCAATGTAACTCGGGTTTGAGCGAAGGTTCTGCTCGATGGTGGACTGCGTCGATTCTTCTTGGCTGTAGGAAGAGCGGGCAAACTGAGTGTAGATATTACTAACACGCAGGAAGAGCACTCGATTACCTGCAGGAACCGGTACCTCTCTCTTATCTCCTCCTGGAAGTTTGATGGTAAGTTTGTCCGGAGTATCAATAGCGAAATCACGTCCCTCACGGATGGCCTTGGAGTCTATCATGACATCCATAGCCTTGAAGAAGGTGGCCAACTTGTCTGTCTTGCTGATGAGTTCTACTTGGAATTTAATTTTATTACAAGCGATTTTGAAAAAATCTTTGTAGGAAAATGGAAGTTTCATATCTGTATAATTTTCGATTAAGTTGCATGTTGCTAAAAATAATGAAGCTGTTTTCATGAGACGGTCTATTTCTCCAGCATTAGGAAGGGCACTTTTTAGTTCATCGTAGGCTTTTTGCTTGAGTACCCGGAAATGCTCCATAAACAATGGACGGAGTTTGAGAATATCAAAAAGAACGTTAGAAAGGCCTATCTTGGCCGGATCCTCAATCTCTTTCAAAGTATTAAATAGTTCAACTTCTTCCGGAGTTCGATTTTTTGGTTTAGGTACCTCACAAACTATGATACGGGACATCAAGGCATTGTCATCACGTTGAGGAGTCTCCTGACCGCATATTATAACCGGTGCATATACCTTATCGTTCTCTATTTCTTTTCCGGAGACACCTTTTCGCTTCTGACGGCCATCACCGTCGTAAACGATACCTTTCAGTGCCTGAAACTTTTGATCTGAGATATCTTTATTATTGTATTCGTCGAGCACTACCGGTACATCTCTGAAGGTGCTCATCAGTGTGGACATGGCAGCATCAGTACCAATGTTCAAGTTGAAAATGGGGATTTTCGGAGAAATGAAAAGGGAACGGATGGAGATTGCGATCTGAGTCTTACCGGAGGACATCGGCCCCATGAAGAAGGGAGCAGTAAACAAGCGGTCAATACAGTGAATGTTGCTACGGAAAGCGCACATAATGGCAAAAAGGACGGCCCATTTACCATTATCGTTAATCTTGTAGACATCGTTCATCAGGGAAGCCCATCGCTCAAAAGTGCACCTTTTCTCTAACGGTATTTCCTTATAAACGAGCTGGGATATTAGCTCGTACTTGTCGGACTGACGTCCGGATCCGGCATATATCGTAGAAAATGCTGGTAGATAGTAATTCTTTTTATTGTGAGTAACAACTCCGAGCTCGTTAACCGGGTCGAAGCGAGGAACACCGTCGATGGTGTGGAAGATGCCATTGGCAAAGGCGAAGAACATATTGTCTTCGCGACGGGAAAGGCCGTCCTCCTGCTGATTTCCGTAAGTAGTGACTTCGGTGCAGGTTACAAAATGTCTACTCATATATTCACGTATTTTAGTCCAGTGCTTTTCCTCTCCGTTTGTGAAGTTAACCGCTTCGAGCATGATAAGCTCTTCTTCAATGGTAGCCTTCTTAAGTAAAGCCTTGGAGGAGATTTCAATGTATAATGGATTTTTATAGTAACGCCGGGTTATCTTGAGTACACGTTTATTGGCCTCTTTGTCATCTGAATAGATATGTAACAGAGGAGTAAGATAGAAATCGCCTACCAGAGTATGCCCGGATTTATCATTTTTGAAAATGTAACATACAGGTTCATGGTCTTTGTTTATTTTGGGATAGTAGCCGCATTGATGGAACATCTCCATGTATTCCGGATTTTCACTGACATAGGAAGGCAGTTCTTCCGGGTTATACTCTTCTTCGAAGTCATCATCAGAACGTTGAGCGTTGATGGCCATACGGGACTTCCGTTTGGCGAGATAGGGTTTCAAGATCTCGGTCAATGCAGTCTTAGTTAGACCAAGAGCGTTGTAGAAATAGGAATAGTTAACGATGCGAACGGAGTCATCAGCATAGCTGATAAGCTCTGCGCATCGTTCAACAAATGGCGAATGCTCTCCTTTGAACTTGGAAAAAAAGAACATGTGAGCACGTACATAGTATTTTGCAAAGTTGAAAGACTGGGTATACCCTTCTTCTTCGCTCTCCTCTTCGTATTCTTCATCTTCCTCCTCATCCTCGTCGGGATCATTGCCTGAAACTTTCTCTTTCTTCGTGGATTCGATTTCCACTTCTACTGTAATATTCGTAATGCCGGCGCGGTATACTGCGGCCAATGCAGCCAGATAGGGGGATTCTTCGCCACTCTTTTCTATGGAAAGTCCGCTTTCGTCTGTAGTAAAGAACTGGCTGGCCTGGCGAAGAAGCTGGATATCTGTAATACTGGGTATTCCGTGAATATAAATAATAGGTGCATCTCCATAGAGTGTGATGAATTCCTGATAATCGGAAGTGATGGTACAGGGTTCACCATTACAGCGAGTTTCAGCAATCATTTCAATGCCATAGATACCTGGCTTCATTTGCGACTCTTTTTTTAATGAAGCCGTTTTTATCTGTCGGAGAATGCTATTAACCTTGCGCTGGATGACTTCAGTATTGGTGCCAAAAATGCTGGCTATTGCTTCGATGCATTTGAGAAGAAGTGTTTCTGAGGGAATAACTGAGGTTAGCGTGCAGAGTTGCTTCAGGGCTTCTTCTTCTTTATTGGGGTCTTCGCCGGGATTTTTGCCTCGCAAGGAAATGGCGAAGTACTGAACGAAGTTCTGTTCACGGTTCATGAGCCACTTTCCAGTATCGAGTTTGTATTCCTGTGCAATATTATCCGGGTCTTTACCCTCGGGAAGCGGAATGGCACTTACTTCGAAGCCAGCACGAAGGAATGCTTCACAATTGACAAGCGAGGCTTTGAGTCCTGCAGCATCGGAATCGTAGATTAGAATTACCCGGCGGGTGAAGCGGCCAAGTAACTGGATCTGTTCTGGAGTAAGTGCTGTTCCACTGGTGGCAACTACATTACAGACACCAACGGCACTTAGGGAAAGAACATCGAACTGACCCTCGACTACATAAGCACGGTCATATCGGGCAATGGCAGTACGTGCCTGGTATAGGCCAAATAGCTGAGTACCTTTTTTAAATAAAGGGGTATCACCGGTGTTGATGTACTTCCCAGAATTAGGCTGGGTAGTGAGCCAGCGTCCGGTGAAGCCATTTATATTCCCTTTGACGTCGAAGAAGGGGAACATGATGCGGTCTTTAAAAGTATCGAAAGTGAAACCTTTATCGCTTTCTTTTAAAATATCGACCTCGACCAGCTTCCGCTCAGAGAAACCTGCAGCAAGCATTTCCTTCTTAGCAAGGTTGCCTTCTGGAGCATAACCTATTCGGAAGTCTTTAATAACTTTATCTGTCAGGTTGAATCCTCTTTCGTGAAGGTAGAGCTGTGCTTCTGGAAGATGTTTTTCGAAGAAAGCGACAGCACCTTTCATTGCAATGCGCTGCGCCTCGCGCTCGCGATTTTTTGCGGCTTCTTCATCGGTCAATACAGGTTTAGGAACCTCTATCCCTACCCTATGCCCCAGCCAGCTAACAGCCTCGTAGAATGACATATTCTCGTGCTCCTGGAGGAACTCGATAACGTCTCCACCTTTTCCACAAACAAAGCACTTGAAACTTTGTCGTGAAGAGCTGACGGTCATGGATGGGGTTCGGTCGGGGTGAAATGGGCAAATCCCCAGATAGTTAATACCTCTCTTTCTTAGGGTGACGAATTCACCGATGACATCTACAATGTCATTAGCATCCTTAATTCGATCTCGTAGTTCGTTATCAATCATTATTTTCTTCCTCAAATATACAGAGTTGACGTGCTTCGAACGCTTCTTGCATCGTGACGCCGAAGTAATTAGATAGCGCGATATACTCTTGCTGATTAATATTCTTGCGTCCGTGGAAAATATCCCACCAGCGCATTTGATTAATGCCAACTTCACGATAAAAAGTGCGGGTTGGCATGAAGTTCTCCGGATGCCGGAATTTAATCCGGAGCATCTCTTGTATCAAGTTTCTTTTGACCGTCTGGCCGACAACAATATGTTTTCGATGCATATACAATTGTATGGCCAGAGGCGAACGCCCCAGTGACTCAGACATCTGCTCTGGAGTCATTTTATTGGCGTTGTCTCTTACGAACTTGTCTTCGTGAGGTTTCCACCTTCCATTGTTCATAGCTTTCTTTCCTCCATATTTGGGTATAACTGTTGTTAAATTCGTATTCTGGGTGTTTTTCTATATAGTAGCAGCAGAGCTTAATGAAAAGTTCCTGCTGATCCGGAATAATCTTTTCTTCGATATCGAAGTAACGCATGACCTTAAGCTTCTCAAGAACACTGTAAACCCTACGTTCGAAGTCAAGAAAGGCATCTGTACCCATCTCGGCCATGAAGTGGTCTATCTCATTAAGGTTATTTAGGCGGTACTGTCTCAGGTCGGTCATTTGCTTCAATTTTAAGAAGTTGATGTTCAATGCACATGAAGGTCTGGAATGCTATAGATTCCAGTTCCTTTTCACGGGGATTCCTGTAGGTGGATAATATGGAAAGAATAGATGATAGTTCCTGGAAGGTGATATCATGAAATCCGTATATTCCACGGGAATCTTTATCTAAATACATACTCATTGCTTTGTCATTTTTTGCTGTTCTTCGATACTTCGAAGTGGAAGATCGTATTTTCGTTGCCGTTTGGAAGAGTACATGGAAAAACATTGGCCGGCATCGTTCCATCGGAGTTTCTTCCATCTGACAATCGTTTTTCGCTCTCCATCGATGGTGACTCTCTTGGCTATTGGAACTTTACCATATATTTTGCAGACGGAACGTTTCTTAAGGAATATATGGTCTAATTTATAGGAGCAGGCGTTCATGGCGAGCTCAAAAATTGTGGTATTGTACATAGTGGAATTATTTATTAATTGTTATTAGTTATACTGCTCTTTCTTTTTCATTCCACGGGTTAAAGTCTTCCTCTATGGGGATTTCTTCTTCGTGATAATGCTTCATATTTATTATGTTAATAATTAATTCTTTTAAAATGCGTAATACCTTCTTGGCGTTTACAACCTAAACACCATCCACCCAAACGGGTAACAGCAGGAGGGTTAAATGCCATATACGGCTTATTGAATCTCATAGTTTCCACTTTCCCGTAAGACAACACTTCTACAATTTCTCCATCTTCTGGCATATTGGAAAACGTCCATTCCTCAAACCCTGTCGGTATTTGATTTTTATCTGGATAATAGCTCATATCTGATTTGATATTGAAGATTATTGTATAGCTTCGTCAAGATAACTAATTGTATCTCCGACTGAACAAAAAGCATGATCAAGGCTATCAATTGCATCTGACATTCTTTCACCTTTCTCGCATTCTTGTAGTGACTCAGGGAGATTGTCGTATGCTTCTTGCTCTTCATCCTGAATCTTTTCAATTTCGGTTTCTAAATCAGTCAACCGATCTATAATATTCTGAATCCTTTTACGCCTGTCTTTATTCATATTTATTCTTTTATTATACTCTATTTATTTCGTCATTGATTCGGAACATGCTATCACTTATGAAGTCGTATATCTTATACATGAGTTCTGGTTCTTCCTTTTTCGGAGAATAAACCATTACCCTTTTACCTGCGCCTTTCATCCAGCCCGCTTCTGTGTTAGCAGATCGACCACAAGGAAGAACCATCACACAGACATCAGCCCACTTCATTGCATTGAAATCTAAATCAAAACCTTTCTGTGCAATCGGATGATTGAGAGCTTCCTTATATTGTTGAGTACTCCAATTCTTCCAGTTTGGATCAATGCTCGACCACGAAAAGCCATAACTCATGTCACCGTTTGGATGCGTAAAGTCATACACTTCGTGACCTTCATTTCTGAGAAACGATACAACGTCTTGTTGATATGAGTTTCTCCAACTGCTTGCTACATAAATTTTTGCCATAATTTTTTCTTCTTATAATAATTATCTATTTTTGCTAAAAATAAAATTAGTTACCATGAATTTACATGATGCCATTGTTCAAGTGTTAAAGAAAGTGGGTACTCCACTAAGTTGTCAGGATATAGCAGATATAATCAACAAAAAACAATTGTACAAGAAAGACGATTTATCTCCTATTAAAGGTGGGCAAATTTCTGCTCGAATAAACAAATATCCATATTTGTTTAAAGTTGATAGAACAAATAAACCAATGCTTGTTTCTCTACCTTGATTGTTGATGCCCCTTGCGAGTCTTCACTCTATCTAATTCCTTTATCATTTGTATTGAGGGTTACAGATTATCAAATTCCGCCTTCGCTTTTTCCAAAAGCTTTTCGTAATGGTCTTTAAAGGCTTGAATTGTCTCTTTTTTCATTATCGTATCTAACTCATACGGATTGTATCCATTGAAGCAGATTTTTATAGACACATGTTCCGGATAATCTAAACCTGCTTTTGATGCCTCAATTTTCGTTTCAATGTCTTCGATATGCTGTTGAAGTTCATTACCTCTTTTTAATTGTTCCTTGTTCATAATCTTTTCTGATTTGAATGATTCCTTTACTCGTTTCAATGCTTCTATCAAATTATCGACCTGTTCTTCTGTAAAGAAGTCCACATACGCTTCTGTACAATCTTCGAATGGTTCATCTTCGGTATCGTATATTTGCATTTGAGCACTGGACGGGAACATAATGTTCTCTGATTTTGTATAGCCCAATAGTGCTATATGTTTGGCAAAGCCAACACGTACTATTTCTTTTACTTCTTTACTCATACCTTATTTAATTATAAATTAAATTCTATATTTGTCGAATAACTTTTTAAGTTCTTCCTCAAATTCAGCCTCTTGTTCTCTGGATATATAAATCAGAGTTTTGTCATTAACCTTGATTTTTGCTTCATATTCGTCTATTTCTTCCAAAACGAATTCAACACCAATGTTTTCATAAATTGTTCTTGCCATTTTTACTCCTTTCTAAGTAGTTAAGAGTTAATTTCACGCTCAAATTCATCATATCCCTCACATTCGAGAAAAGCCTTTAAAGCTGTGTCCTTATAGCACATCGCATCATAGGTAGTTCTTTCCACGCACACAATATTTTGCGTATCGAGGTACATTTCCAAATGCATTATTTCCAAATTATTTTCCTTTAATAATCTGGAAATAAGTTCATTGCTTTCCGCAAAAGGGTTATCTGGTATAAGTTCTATATCAGCTTCCAAAGCATAGTCTGGGATGACTTTACCATCGACTTCAACACGATATAAATCACCTTGCCTATGTCTTATTACACCTGACTTTCCTACTACATCCGGCATGACTGGACAATCTAATATTCTCACTCTGTCACCTACTTTAAATTTTGATTCCATATTCATTTATATTCTTTTAATGAGGAATTATATCCTCTTCAATAAAGGTATTGGTAGTATTTATCACATTAGCAGAATCTACAGTTTTCCCATCGCGAATAAATATTTTATCACACATCAAGGCTTTATAATTAGATTCCGACATATAGAATACACATACACGCCCATCGGCATATAATTTGCATTTCATGAATTCAGTCCCTTCTACTGGACCTATTACATCTATTTGCATTGTTCTTTTTTCCATTCTAATACTGTTTATTAAGTTAGTAAATCATCGTGCGGAGCCGGGAATCGAACCCGGATGACCTTGCACCGCTTTATTTAAGATGGTTAACATGCCAGTAAGTTATCATCTCTGGGACATCCCGAAGGCGAAGCCGAGCTTTAATGTTTTCTCGATGGCGATCAACTGTAAATTTTGAGAGGGACAGTTCTGCAGCAATTTCTGCGGAATGCATACTTCGGGCGATTAATCTGAATACCTCTATTTCTCTATCAGAAAGCTGAGTGTCAAGTTCAGGCTTACATATTGTTCCTTCTAATGGGCATTCACCACGAAGAGGACATTTTACCTCTTCAAAAACAAAGTAACCATTAGCGTCAATATCGTGGCTGAATTGGTCGTATTCACCAAAATTGCATCTTATGAATCGATGAACAACGCTATATTCAAAATATGTCTTATTCATAGTTCTTTTTGAATATAGTTCCATAAGAGCCGCATGAGCCTTGGGGTATCGATCCCGAATGACTGTCAACATATAATCTATTATATCCCGGTCGTTTTCTTTTAAAGAGCGAGCAGCTTCGTTCACCCCTTTAACTATGACATCTCCTTCAGGAGTGTTGTAGAATTCAATATTCGTCAGCATAGTACCTTTGGATTTACATCATTTATTATATTATCAATCAATTTTCTCTCCAATGGCTTGAAAGTGTTATTACGAAGCTTATAATAAAAGGTAGTATAAGACATCCCACTTTCCCCAAGAATGCGGCTTCGGACTGCCTCTTTGACATCATCAGACAAAGTATCATAGTAGTCTCTAAATGCCATATTGTTTAAATTCTCTTCTTTTTTCATGCTTAGTACAATTTTTAGTGCTATATTTATACTGCAAACATAAATAATAATATCCGTATAGCAAATTATTATATGTAATAATGATATTATTGTTTATTATTTAGACGAAATACAAATAATAATGTATGATTAGACCAGATAAATTAGCACAGTTGATTGATGAGAGAAGGATTGTAAAGACTAAGCTCTGTGAGGAACTTGACATCTCTGTCATGACATTGAACAACTTCTTGAATAAGGGGTCTGAAATAGGTTCGAGTAAACTTGAAAGAATAGCAGATAAATTTCAGGTACCGATTGATTATTTTTATGATCGTGAAGTCGAAATTGACGAAAAGTGGCATATTGGTCACAATGTTAATGGAAATGGTAATAAAGTCTCCGGAGATATTTCAATAAGTGAATATCAAAAGGAAATCGAACATCTTACTCAGCTACTACACGAGAAACAGATTATCATTGATGAGAAGGAAAGGACTATCCAAATATTATTAAATAAAGAAAAAGAATAAGATGGAAAATGGAATTAGTTTCAAAACACCTCAAGAGTCATTTATTGAACTTAAGGGGCAGCTTTATTGGGAAAATGATATTGTAGACCTTGAGGCTATTCTTATTATAAATATAGCTCATATTGTTGTTATACGTAAAGATGAGGATAGGGCTTTGATTTATTTAGTCAATGGGCTAAGAATCAAAACAGAAAAACTGTATTATAAAGTCGAAGAGTCACTTCAGGGAAAATGTAACTTTATCGGCAGTGTGTAA